GGGTAAGCTTGTGCGGCGGCAAGTGCTGCACTGTCACGCCACTGGGATATGGGAATAGACGGCCACCCAAGGGTTTGATTCCAGATCGACATCTCAAAAAAGCTATTCCACGCCCAGACCGTTGCGCCTTGCTCGATTAAATCGAAAAGCCTTTGCGGGGGTGGCATGTCCGGTGTCCAAAGAGTAGGGGACTCATCACCTAGCGCCCACGCTAAACACAACACCTCGGTTGTGTCATGATCAGCGTAGGCGTAGGCTCCGGCCTTAAAAATGTCGCACTCTGAGTAGGTCTCAAAGTCCATCGTAATGTTCATATGAGGGGCTTCCGTAACCATTTCTGGCTTAGACTGAGGACGATTGGATGTTCTTTTCGTTTCCACTGGCTAGACCTGTTGGTCTCTCGCTTTTTAGGTAAGAGATCATCGTCTGTTATGACAATTCCGTGGCCTCTAGCCTTCTTCATGCCCATCCGATTTTTTAAAATGCGATATGAAATCCCCGCTTGCTCGGCAATCACGGCAACGATGACATCTTTCATGTAGTGCTCTGGAAATCGTTCACCAGTGTAGGTGTAGCTCAAGCGAGGTTTCATCGTCAGTCCTTAACTCAAAAAGTCGTCTTCAGCTTCAACATCCGCATCTTGCTCGGATGAGATGTCATCAAAAACCGTCTCGGCTTTAATCCCGCCAGCGCCAAAGGTCTCTCCGTCCTTCACAAACTGTAAGGCGTTGAGGTTTGCCGCGACCCTCTTCCCCCATTTATTGTCTTGAATCCAAAAAGAAATTGCAGCGTTAACGTAGCATCCGGCATAAGGACGGCCATCTTCCTCAACTAAGGGAGTTCGATCTCGGTCTATAACCTGTGGACGTAATCGTGAGGCGCATGAAATATACATGGCGTTTTCATAGCCGTCATAAGACTTCTCTTTTCCGTCGTTCATACAGATTTTTAACCCGGCTGGTATCTCGCCGTTAAAACCCGCAAGAGCGGCTTCTTTGATTCCTTTTTTAAAGGACACTATCTGTGCTTTATCACCCTCTTTATCCAACAAAAGATTACAGCTAAATTTAGGTGCTTGACCTTCATTAAAAGCTTTAGGTGTCCAAATCTCTGGGAAAGATAGTCGTGCATTCTTGATCATTATTACGCTCATTTATTTATTCCTGTATGTCTGAAAAGTATGTGGCAACATCGGGCTTAATCGCTGGTCGAGGGTCACTCTCCAACGCAAGACTTGGTTTGCCTTCGGGTTTAAAGCAGAGTTCGGTAACCTCTGCGGCTCTCGCTTTTCCAAGCAATTTCTCTGCTTGAGCTGGCGAAATGAGTTTGCTACTACGCGATTCGTCGCCCAGTAACTTAATTAGGTGTGTTTCTGCGTTTTTATCATTAACCCACTTGCGCTGAGATCGACCCTGTACGAGCTTGTAGCCGTCCAAGATGCCACCATCAAAGAGAATCTTTTGTGCGTGCTGTTGAACACCTCGCGCCCACCCTATAAGCGCATCCATCTTCGGAACCAGCTTAGATATCTCATCGGGGGTAAGGGTGTGCGGAACTTGCAGAAGCAAAGGCTCTTCGAGATTGTCAAAGTTTGACAGTGTGAGGTTGTAGTTGTGCTTTGCTAGGGCTCGACATACAGGCTTGGCTCTGCACCAGCGGCACGCTGTGACCGATGGGTTAAATTCAGGATCAATGCTCATTGTTGCAAGGGCGGCGGGGCGCACCTCATCCTCGGCCCACTTCAACAAGTCTTTTGCTCTGATAGAGTAGGTGTCGATATGATCAAGACGGGTTTGAACGATGGTCATCGTCACGACATCAACTTCGTCACCAAACATCTCAAGTGCTCCCAGCCCATAAAGCATAAGCTGTGAGTTTTTTTGTGCAGACACTTTAATGCCTGTGCCGTATTTCAGATCAATGATGTTAAGAACGCCATCATCAACAGCGACACAGTCAGCGGTTCCAAAACCGCCATGCGCCCAGCGGGAGTAATCTACCCGTAGCTCGTAATATTTTTTGCCGGTATGCATGTTGCAGTAATCAACATAGGTCGAGACATGCTCTGCCATCTCTTCATCAACAATCCAGCCCTCAACCTCTACACCTATATAAGACTCCGGTGGTCGCTGACTGATCAGGCACATCTCTGCAAGTTCGTGAGCGGCTGTACCTTCTCTCGCAAAGTCAGAACCCTCGTCTTGCGGCATTCCGCTCTCAGCTAAAATGCTCCCAGAGCAATTCATCCATTTGCTTGACCCGCTTGCGCTTAAAATTGCGTGTGCTGCCATCTATTCACTTCTCCAATTTATTTATGCACTATCAATACAACAACCTGTTGTCTGGTTGACATGGTAATAAGAGTCAACTACAGTGTCAAGCACAACACGATGTTGTTTGGTTATAAAAATTGAATTAGTCAAAAATTAACAGGAGATTTATACAATGCTACATATCAGTATCCATGCACCCGTCGTGCAATCTGCACTGGATAACGTGGTGGTTCACTCGTTTCTTAAGAACGACAGTTCACTAGCGAGAACGCTAGATGTTACTAAGCAAGCTCTTAGCAAGTGGCGGGTATCTGGGTTGATTCCAGCACACCGCGCACTGCAAATGGAACTGCTTACAGCCGGTAAGGTGAGCTGGAAAGACTTATGCCCAGACATCGTTGAAGACTTCAATAGAAAGGAGCCTGTGTATGCCATCAATAGATAAGAATCGAGCTAAATATTACTTCTTTAAGTGGTCGGCCAATTTGCTAATGGGGATTAGCGGATTATTGCTTTGGATCAGCAAGCAGATCGATAAGGCTGAAATCGCCGTTATGACAAAGGCGTCAAAATATCTATAAAGGAAAATAATGATGGGGTTTTTACAAGAATTCGGACACAAGTTAGTCGAGCAAGGTTACGAAATTGTGCCGATTATGAAGAACAAAAAGGCACCGATGCTCTCCGGTTGGCAGGACATCAGATCAACGCATGAGGATGTCGATGCGTGGCTATCTAACGGCCATAAAGATGGCGGTGTGGGCGTCTTATGCCGGAACACGATAGCGGTTGATATCGATTGTTACGACAAGAACCTAAACAAAAAACTAGTGATGTGGCTGGAGGAAAACGTCGGCACATCACCTGTCCGGTACGGTAATTTTCCGAAATGCATCCTACCTTATAGGGTTGAGAAAACATTTAAGAAGATTAGAAGTTGTGAGTATGAGGATGCGATGAGCACCACTCACGCCGTTGAGGTGTTAGCCGACGGCCAGCAGTTTGTTGCCTATGGGATGCACCCGACAACGCAAAAGCCTTACCGCTGGAACGCGACTCGCGGTGGCATTGCTGATCACGCGCAAAACTCTCTACCTTTAATGACTAGAGAGAAGGCCGAGGCTTTTGTTTCTTATTTTGAACAAATCGCCGGTAATGAAACAAACTGGGAGCTTGCGCGGAAGGGTGTATCGACTGTCGCTATAGACCCCGATGACATCACCATGTTTAAACCCAAAATGGATGTTGATGAGGCCGGTGTAAAGGAGCTTCTTGCCTCAGTAGACCCCGACGCCCACCATGATGATTGGGTAAAGGTTGGCATGGCACTGCACCATCACTTCGATGGCACTGACACTGGCTGGATTATCTGGGACGAGTGGAGCTCGGACAGTAGCAAGCACCGCGACGGTGAGTGTGAGCGTCGATACGCGACATTCGACACGAAAGGTCGAGCGCCAGTAACAATGGCGTCAGTCAAACAGATGGAAAAGGCCGTTGTCTCTGAGAAGGTCATTGAAGAGCGACTGCCCCGAATGCTTAAAGAGTGGGCATTTGTCCATGTCGAAGGCTCGGCGCGAGTTATCCGTGAGGATGTCAGTAAGGGCAGTATTGTCCTGTACAAGCTCGAAGATTTAAAGAAAGAACATATGAACTGCCGCGTCTTATCAGGCGATGAGAAGCCCAAGCTTTTAAACCTTGTTGATATGTGGCTAGAGCATCCAGACCGAAGAACCTATGCGGCTGGGCTGTCCTTTGCTCCTGACATGGAGATTCTTGATCGATACAACTTATGGCGGGGGTGGAGCTTTATCCAGGCGAAGGGTGATGTCGATCCCTGGTTAGATTTCGTCACCACAGTGGTGGCTGATAATAATCAGATACACGCTAATTACATCATAAGCTGGGCGGCTCAGATGGTTCAGCATCCGATGGACAAGATAGGTGTGGGTCTAGTGCTTAGAGGCCGAAAAGGCACTGGTAAGACTAAGTTCGGTGAGCTGTTAGGTGGTCTGTTCAAGGCTCACCACAAGATCGTGTCACGGGCAGAGCATGTTACGGGTAACTTTAACCGCCACCTTGAGGACACGTTACTGCTACAAGCCGA